CCTCGCAATTAAACGCCCCAAAGAGGTTTTCGACGCTATTTCGTGCGCTCATAGCAATTTTCGCAATAGAATAGCAGAATTAGCTAACCAAGGCATTCATTTTGCTCTGCTTGTGGACGGCAAAAAAATTACTGAATTACAAGAATTAAACATACAAAAAGAATCACAGGAAATTCATTTAGTTCCTTTGATTATTGGCGCTGGAGGAGCCGCTATAGCAGGTGTAATTTTTGGTGCGGGCTCAGTGGCTGCGGGTGGACTCGCGGCATTTACTGCGACAGCGATCAATGCTGTGATTATCGGTGTTGCTACCATGGGTATCCAAATGATGTTGGCTCCAAAACCCGAAATGCAGAGACCCGAATCCGTAGTTAACTCCGCGAAACAATCTTTTCTTTTTTCTTCTAAAGCCAACGTCGCAGAACAGGGTATTCCCGTTCCCGTGGGATACGGTAGATTGCGAGTAGGTTCGGCAGTTATACAATCTACCATTAAATCATATCCGCAAGGATTTGAAAAAGAAATTGCTTTGAAATCAGACGGTCAATCTCTAAATAACAACAGATTGTAAAATGAAGCATCTCAATAAAAAACAATCAATTAGAGGGTCTGGTAAAGACAAGCCCAAGCCGCAACCAGCGATTTTGAGACCGCCGAAACTAGGGGGATTCAAATCTGTTTCCTCTTTTAGCGTTGCAGAAATTGTCGATTTGATATCTGATGGGCCTATTGAGGGATTGGTTGACCAAAACGGCCAATTACTAAGCGATGAAGTTTTCAAGGGCGTTTATTTAGACAATACGCCGATACAAAATACCGAACAATTAAATGATCCCGCCTCCTCCGCCATATATGGCAGCGTGTCTATAGCGGAAAAAGTCAATCCCATCGCACGGGTTTGGATGGATGAGAATGGGAATTTTAAAACGATTGATGGTAAACAAAACTTATTGATTTTATCATTAAATTTTGGCCCGCTTCAAATTGCCAAGTATGCTCCATTCTTGCAATCTATTAGGATTGGAGATATTTTTTTAAACGCGCTTAAGATCCCTACTTATTGGAAAATATCTGACGGCAAAATAGAAATACATAGCGCCTCACCGCCCGACAACCAATCTCCAATTTTTACCTCATTTGAAGCTCATGTAAAAAACCTCTCCAATAATGGAGATTCAATATCCAAAAAATTTGCGGATGAAAATATCAAAAAGCTGGAAAAAATCAAAACACTAATGAGGGAATCTCGGTATCCTCCTCTGGTTCCAGTCGGAAGTTTGGCATGTTCTTTCATTATTATTGATTTGGGGCAAGTCGCCATGAGCAGCCTTAATAATATTCCTTACAATAATAAAATGAAATTTTTTGTAAGTGGCGCACTAAATGAATCTGCGTCTACATTTATTCAGCCAGAAATTTCTAACGGTAATTTCACGGGATCTCTGAGAGGCATGATGGTTTTATATGTGCCGCTGATTGTAGTGAGGCCCAAGAACTCTACCGAATATTATATTCCTCAATCTTTATTGAAATCTTTAAATAGCTTGGATATCAAATTACAAGCATCGGAGAGCTTAAGCATATCTGATGGAGCAAATGGTTTATTTAACTTTTCTAATGTATCTTGTCAATTTAAAAACGGTGAAGAATATCAGCGGTCTTTGAATAACTTTGATAAAGTTTTTAACGACTACCTATATGACTCTCGACTATATGGACCATTCGATAAACAGAAAAATATTCAGAGAATTATATTAGACAGCAAATTTGCGAATGGAATTGGGAATATGTCTTTAACCATTGCTCAATCACAGTTAACCCAAGGATCTGAAGGCTCTGTAGATGCGAGAACTAGCGACAATTACTCAAATTGGAATGATGAAAATGAAAAAAGAGATTACGAATCTTTATCTGTCACGCACACTATTGAGAATCCTTTTGTAGACAAAGTGTCCGTTTCTATTGCTGTAAACTCTTTAAGCGACACTACGGAAATTGATACAAATTTGGGCGGCACTATCGGAAAGCTCCAAGCTGGCTCCAAAGTTCCTTCTATTGTTGCGGTAAGAATCGAAACTGGAAAAATAACTAACGGTCAGAAATTAGAGCAACAATTCTACACCTATTCTATTGCTGGGTTAATTGAGGGGTCATGTATTATTGATTTCGGCTCAGATTATAGTGAAGCGGAAAATTTATTAAAAGATTCTGTCAAATTCATTGATGGCGATAACTTAAAAGACGCTCCGCTGACTCAGCCTTTTATTCTACCCGCTCTTGTTGACGGCGAAGAGCCTTCTTCTACTAAAAGATATATTAAAATTGTTAAATTATCCGCCGAAACAAACTCTGTATTAATCAACAAAGATATCGCTCTCGCGAAAGTGACCGAAATAATTGATCAGAGATTTTCTTATCCATTTTCAGCAATTGCTGGAGTCAAACTCGACGCTAGAAGTTTCGGCTCTGTTCCTGAGAGAAGTTACGATTGTAAATTAAAAAAAGTCCAAATACCTTCTAATTACAGAACTCAAGACCCCGCATCTTCTCTCGATATTCGATATGTCAGCAGCGCAACAAACTATACTACCAAAAAACAAATATACATAGGAGACTGGGATGGAACATTCACTTTCGGTTGGACAGACAATCCAGCGTGGATATTATATGATTTGCTTACAAGCAAGCGTTACGGTTTAGGAGCTTATATCGACGAGTCTCAAGTAAACAAATGGGAGCTTTACAAAATCGCTAGATTCTGCGATGCAGTTGATGAAGAGGGGTATTTCGTTGGCGTTAGCAATGGATTCGGAGGTTTGGAGCCTAGATTCTCTTGCAACATTATGTTCAAAGAACTAACGAAAGTTTATGACGCAATCAATGTTATTGCTAATTTGTTTCGCGGCATAGTCTTTTTCGGCGGTTCAGAAATTCATTTCCTAGATGACAGGCCCAGAACGCCAATAGCTTTATTTAATAATTCAAATACAAAGGAAGGAATATTTAACTACGGCAACGTGCGCAGAGACTTGCAGTTCAATACTGTAGAAGTTGTATACTTGGATCGCTTCGACAACTATAAAACAAAAGTGGAATATGTGCAAGATGAGCAGGATATTCGCAAAAGAGGTGTATTTAAAACCACAATCAATACATTAGGCGTAACTTCAAGAGCTATGTCTCGTCGCATTGGTCAGCACATTATTTATCAAACCACAAAAGAAAACCAAACAGTGTCATTTGATGCTGGGCTAGAATCTTTATTGTGTCGTCCAGGAGATTTAATCATCGTCGAAGACGAAATGAAAACGCGAGCTTCTAATTACGGAAGAATATTAGAGGTCGATGCAGTGAATAAAAAACTAAGAATCGACAATCAATTTATTAGTGGCGAATACACGGGATTCATTACCGTCTATTCGCCGACAGGTTATTCGACAAACGAAGAATTAGAAGATGTCGCTCAAATAAATAGAACAAGAGTTCAACAATTTTCCATTACCAATCCCTCTTTTGGCTCATTCGGCACTTCTCTCAGCGGCTTATATAAATTTTCTGGTTATACTTCTGGATTCAATAATTCAAGCTATCCGTCTCAATTTCCGCTATATACGGGAACTGGATCAGTGGGGCAAAAACTGTTTTGCTATTACAACACGGGCGCTACTGGATTTGTTTTCGCTACTGGATTGGCATTCCAAAATAATAATACATACGATAAAATAATCACCAATACTGGTGTGTTTTATGGCGCAGATATTTCTCCTTTGGCAATTGTTGATAGTGGAAACAGCGGCAACTATACTGGATTTACTTACGACTCGGCGGCATCTAATAAAAGAGGATCTCCAAGTGGACAAATCTCTGGAGCTATCAATTGGAATGCTAATTTATACCCACCGACAAAAGGTATTTTAGATGCAGAAATTGACACTTACAACATTTCGCAAATTACAAAAATGTCGTTAACTGGTTACGATAATACCATTGATTATGGAAGCTTTATATACTTGAATCAGAACGATCCAAATGTAGCATTTTTACCAGCAGTAAAAGCGGGAAGTGTATATAGAATAGAGCGCACAGCCGCCTCGGATCAAATTTACAAAATCGTTTCTATTCGCGAAAACTCTCAAAACGAATACAACATAACAGCTTCGCGATACGACACTGGAAAGTTCGAAACAATTGAAAAGTCTATTACTCAAGACTTTCTCGAAAACACTTATTATACTGGAATCGTTACGGTCGGCAATGTCCAAGTTAAGCAGGTTGCTACGCCGCAAATAGTAACTTTTTCTGGATTTGATCAAACGTCTGCGGGCTTCAAGCTCACTGGAAGATGGACAAGCGGTGTCAACGCAACAGGCTTTAGAGCTTCCCTTAGCAACTCTTTGGCGGGATACTTTGAGTCTATTACTGTCAATCAAACAGGAGTTCAATTCACTGGATTGACTAATATCGGAAATTGGAACCTATCTGTTACAGCGCTGGCGAAGTCTCCAAATATAAACTCGTCAGCGGGAAGCACGGGGACGTTCGTAGCATACTCTGGCGCGGACACTACAACAATCACCAAACCAGCGGTTGTTGGTTTTTCTATCGAATAATTTATGTTTTCATATTCAAATAAAGTAGTTGGCATTGAGATAAGAAATCAAAACGCAAGTAGCGGCTTATACGATATTTTACTTAATAATGCATATGTGGGCAGCTCTACAGGTTCGGGGATTGGTGATGGAGCGTATTTGATTGGATCAAACAACAATTCATTGGCTTTCCCGATTACTGGGGGAGTTCCTTTGCCGACATATTATTTTAGCGATCTTTTGTTAAACACTGGAATTAATGAACTTTCCTTTGTTGGTCCTAGCGTTGAGAGCGGCTTAATCACCTCTGAAATTGATTTATATCAGATTAGCGGTTCTACATTGATTAAGTATAATACGCCTGGATGGGGGGGTGCGATTTCTATTAATTCGAGGCCGAAGCTGGATTGGTCAATATTTTATGGTCCTGGATCTGATGAAGAGGAAGACCCAGTAAGTATAACCAATGATGGATTTGAGATAAGCATAATTCAAGGAGCGCCTTCTTATTATGGATTGGAAGAGCAGGAGTTATCAGTCGAGACTTTCGTAACGCTTCTGCCAGAAGAAAGCGTTACATTCGATTATGTCATAACTACCGTAGTTGCAGGTGACGGATATAATATATCGAATCTTCAGATTGATAATGTATTTGTGGGTGGCATAGACGATAGCGAATCTTCTTCGTTCGAAAGCGGTTACAGTTATACTAATGTCTCTGAAACGCCTTACGAATTAAGCATTAGACTGTATACTGAACTCACCAACGACACTGCCACAAATTTTAACATAAATAATTTCCAGACGACAGCGCCATCAAATTTTTATTTAAACTATCCTACGGGACTATCAGTTCCATTGTTTGAAATTTACCCCGTCTTTAATGTTGACACTGGTAACTTAAATCAAGTATTCATAGGAAGCGGCGTTCATTTGAAAAAAGATGTCACACTTTTCTTTGACATTTTAGATCAACAGCTTAACGCGGTTTCTTCTAATCAACAATTTTTAGAAAACCCCCTAATTAGCGGATGCGTATTCGATATTTTAAATGCAAATGGAACGACTGCTTCCGAAAACTTCTTCACTGGAAAATACTCTCGCTCGCTAGCCTTTTCAGCTTTAGATAATGAAAATGTTTTTGGATCTTACCAAAAAGACTTCGGAGTAAGGTGCAAGCTGCCAAATACTTTCGATGGTTCTATTTTTACGGGAGAGTTTTATGTCTATGGCAACGTGCCGAATATTTTGGACATTGTGCCAGATTATACAGAATTCTCTGGAGCGGCGCAAGCCACAGAGTTGATTAACGCCGAGATTGTATTGCAGAACGATTTGAACTTCACACAAATGGATCGGTATGATGTTTACGCTTTGACTGGCAGCGGTTCAGCAGTGAACGAATTAACCTATTTAAATCCATTCGCTCAAGAAGGCTACTTGTTCTCTCAAAGCGCAGCAGACGTTGTAAACGCTCGCTCCCTCACAATCAACAGGGGGACGTTGGCTCAAGACGTTCCACACTACTTCACGGTCGTTCCCTACGGAACGCTAGGCTCTGGAAGCTCATTCACGTTTGGACCTGCTACGTTTGTTACTGTCGAAAACATTATTGTTTTCTCCGAAACTAATTCTAGCGCCTTAAATTTATACGATGGCAACTCTTTTGGTCAGACTGTCTATAAAACAGGAAGATTTTTAAGCAACACAGGCATATTGCACCAGTTCTCATCTGGACAATTCACTTCAGTAAAATATTTTATAGAAGTCTCTGGCAGCGGACAAAGAAGACTTTCCGAGTTGAAAGGCGTTGTCAATACAACGGGTTTCGATTTAACAAAAGAATCCGTAAACGATACCACTACACAGTATCGACTTACGGGTTTTTCAAGCGGGCAGTGCGGCTTATTTGCAAGTGGAAGCGGCTACGCCGACTACTCATACAAGTTGCAAGCTACTATGATCTAATTCGCGACCATCGCTTCTAATCCCATCAAGAAGTCCACCTTGCTCTCTTCTGGAAGGCGAGAGTAGATTCTCTTGGCTCTACGATATGCTCGTTTAGAAATCGGGTTTTCGGGGCTGAGTATTTTTCTCAGTTTTTTTGCTTTTTTATTATTCATAATTTACTAATGTATGTTTCGGAATCTTTAAGGAATCCCATTTTTTTGTAGAATGATTTTAATTTTTCATGAGAAGGATTGTTGACAACTGTGGACATTGAGATGTATTTGCAACCCATTTTTCTAGCAGCGGCAATCGCCGCCTTAAACAGTTTATATCCCGCCGCAGGATTCTTGGACAACCAGAGGAATTCGTGAATTATTTGTTGATTAAATTTCGGGCATCTAACTTTTTGAAAAGCGATCATAGCGTCGAATTTTCCGTTTGTATAATTGCCCCACACCAAAAAGTCCCACGCCAAAATAGATGGATGTGCGAAGTTCGCCTTGATAGTCTCTGGACTATGAGCTAACAAGGCGTGTCCTTCATGAGAATCATGCTGTTCGAAAAGCTCATACATGTCGTCGATAAGCTTTTCGAACTCTGCGGGATTGGAAATCCGTTTAATCATTAATTTTTTTGATCAAAACCCTAGCAGTCTTCGCGGGAACGTCGGCGAAACTCTTCCAATCCTTGGCATCTGCCAAAAGACTTAGAGTAGATTCATCGCTAGCTTCCGAAGCGACAGTCCACATATTGCGGAGATACGCCTTAAAGTCTTCAAACGAAAAGATTTTCAGCTTGTCGTTGACATTTTTTTCTAAAGCTCCTTGAGGAGTAATAGGAATCGCCGTTGATTGAATCAACTCAGAAATATCAACCGCCTTGTTTTTGGATTTGTCGATTTCATCTGCCCCGACAATATGAATGTTGAGGAAGTTGCGAACGCAACGCACAAACGCTCGATTACACGCGATAGTTTCCAAAAACTTTAAACAGAAACTGTCTGTATTTGCTTCTGTAGCGTTTGCGATATCTTCAAAATGAACGGGCTGATTGCTTGTTTCAAAGTTGCCCAGCCAATCAATTGAACAGTGCGCCACAACATAATTCGGAGACACATGATCGACTTTATAGCTGACGCTGGTAAAGCCTCGAAGACGAGCTAATTCTTTGATGCCGCCAAGCATAATCAATAGCTGCTTGTCATCCAATCCTTCAATTGAAGCGGGCATCTGCTGCTTTCGCAGTTCAAAGTAATCTTTGTTCGGATACAAAAACTGAGGATCAATCATCGCCCGCCAATCCACAAATCCTTCTGAAGTGAACTTGTATTCTTTTTCGTTGATTAGTCCGTCTTGGTCTCTTGTAATTTTATTTTGTGTCATAAAGATAAAAATGATTTAATTCGCTTAGCAGCAGCTCATTATCTTCTATGATGAGGTTTTTGTCAACAACATTTTTATCTTTTTTCCAGTGATAGGTGCTTGGGTATTTTTTACCACGCGATAAGATTGTTTTGTTCGAGTGAAATGAGGATTTATTAAAATTAATTTTTTTATCTTTTAAAATAGACTTATCCGCACTAACATAAACCTGCACATTAAAATCAAAATACTTGTCTCGAATCTTCGGAAGAGTGGCGCTGTCTTTCACCAGCAAATTGACGACGATTCCTAAGCCGCCAATATAGTTCAGATAATCATTAGAAATGGAACTCTGCTCATCCACGAAAAAAGAAATGCTCTTTAGCTTGCCGCGAACTTTCTGAATGAATTGATGGGGTATCATTTTATCAGCAAAGAATGAAAACGACGGCAAATATTCGCACCACGTTTCAACATATGAATGAGAATCGAGATAATCAAGTCTCATAAACCAATGCTTTTCCGACATTCCTGGAATTTGTTCGAAGAAGTCTGGAACCAACTCGAAAACAGGATGATGATAAAAATCTCCAATAAAACGAGTTTTAAGCGGAATAGATTTATCTGGCGCGAATTTTTTGATAATTGCGTTGGCAATGTCTTCGGGTAGAATTTTGTTGATTGAATCGTGTTGATCCACGACGTTAAAGCTTGGCTTGACTTTCCAAGGAGCTTCGATATTTGTTTTATTTTCAGGAGAACTCCAATATCCATCGCAACAGGCGGCATAAGAATCTCCGAACAATGCGACAACGGGAACTTGGTTAAAGCTCGCGTAGTGCATGAGAGCGTCGTTGCACCCAATATGCAACAAGCTATTTTGAACGATATACGCTTGTTTTTTGAAATCAAGATCAAAAATCATTTCATCAACCGATGAAAGCTTTGGCGATTTTGACGAGCCGATTTGAATAATTTTGATTGACTGCTTTTGTAGCGTCGAGCGAATGCTGTCGAAAACCACATCAAAGTATTTGTATTGTTTCGATTGAATTTGAGACTCTACAGATACGGTGATATACTTATCTGGGATGACTGGAAAAAAATGCTCCGCCAAAACAGGCTTGCCAATTTTTACGCCAAGATTTTTGGCATACTCTTCTACTAAGTGACTCATTGTAAATTGAATTGAATTTTATCTTTGCCACCATGAATATAGCAAATATTTTTTTGAGTTGTAGTGGTCGGCATGAAGGCTATGTCGAAGTATCCCTTGTGATCACCCGCTCCCTCTAAAATAAATGAATTTTCTAGCATTTCAGAATATAAAATACATTTGTGAATAAAAGGATTGTCTTCAATCAACGGAAAATATTCTTGTCGCGTAGCGAAATAAATATTGTAATTCGGATATTGCTTGTGCAGATTCTCCATCAGACCGTTCAATAAAAGAACGTCCGATTCTCCGCCTTGCACCAAAACGCAAATGCGTCTGCCTTCGTCGTCTTTTTCCAAAACGCTTTCAAAATCAATTGGTTTATGCTGTTGCTGTAAACACACTTGGCGAAAATGGTGATGCATTTGTTCTCGATTGATTTCTTGCTGCAATTTGCTTCTCCATACTTTAAATGAAGTGTGATTTTCATCTATTGTTTCTCCCAGCATTTCTTTGTGGAGAGAAATAATAAAGTCTTTTTCATCCGCTTGGAAATCGGGCTGATATTCAGAATTGAATCGCGGAGGAGGATTGTCGAAGTCGTAATCGACTTCGGGCATAGAATCAATAATTGATTCAAGCTCTTGGCCGATTGCTTCAATCGAACATTCGTCTATTACAAACTGACGAGCCTTGATGCCGATTGCCGCTCTCTCAATCGAAGGCATATTATAAACAGCAAGTAACTGTTCGGCGATATGATTAGGATCGGTAGAAGCTTTAATAAATTGAGTTCCTGGCTCTCGGTATTCCGCCCAATTAAGAGGCAAGCCGCCGCTTTCTTCCGTGCAGTATTCTTCGCCACATGAATAGTTGGTGACGAGAGTAATCAGCTCTGCCAGTTTCGCTTCTTGAATTGGAATTTCTTGACCACCACTTGTGAATGGGTGGCAATATACATCCATGAGGTTGTAGATTTCATTCAATTGGCTTTCGCTGGCTCCGTTGCTGATATTCGTAGTGCTTACTGTTTTTTTGCCGCCGCACGAAGGGCAGTCGCGATCTTGACCGATAAATGGAGAAACAAAATAACTTTTGCATTGATGACAAAAGTAAGTAGTTAGAACGTCTTTGCTATCAATATTTTTTTCTTGTAGAAGCGTTGGGATATCCCACCCTTCCGACCAGTGAGTGTGAAGCAAAAGTTTGGCATTTGGGACTTGCTGTTTAAAAATTTTAAAACCTTCCAGCAAATTGGGAACGCTTTTTCTCAGTTGGTTTCTAAACACAAAGCCTACGATAAACTCGTCGGAAAGATTAAACTTCTGGCGCAATGCTGCGCGTCTATGATCGTCCATCCGATAGAATTGATTAACGTCTAAGCTTCCGTGCAGAGTCTTGATATGATTGTAGCCCATTTTTTGGAACGCTTTTTCCGCAAAAGAAGACCACACATAATAATGTTTGATTTTCGGCGCGGCATCAATAGCTGATTGCAGAATAGGCAAGCTATCAAGCGTAGTCCAAATCATTGAATTCACTCTATTCCACCAAGGCTTTTCATAAAAACCATCAAATGCCCAAATATCCTCGATACCGATATAGACATCAGGGCGCACAGTATTGATAACATCGTCTATACCAAAAGCTCCATATGCAGCTTGGCGCTGCTGATGTTGATCTTGATTAATTTCCGCCATCTTTTGAACATCAGGCAAAGAGCCGTAGGTAGTCCATGGAGTGCTGCTCGCCTCTGGACAGCTTCTCATTAGCCCATTGGCAAGTTCAAAGACTTCATACTTACCCGTATTAAACAGATAGCGCAAGATATTCTTTTTATGCTTGCCGAAGCCTGTAAAAGCCTTGCAAAAATTTGAATGACAAAGCACTCTTTTTTTTCTAGTAGAATCCATTTTATTGATAATTTAACTTTTAGTCATCGCTGCGATTTTGTGTTTGAGCGTTTGTGCGAGCTTCGTAAAGTTTCTGCAAAATCATTTTACAGAATTCTCGAATTGCATAAGCTTCCCCAGGTTCGATACCGATACCGAATTTTAAAGCTGAGTTTTTGGTAATTGAAAATGAGAACGCTTTAGATCCATCGCTTTTCGCGTATGGTTTAAAAGAGATGGCGGTCTTGTTGGTTTCGTGGCTGTGGAATGCTTTGTATTCGCAGTAGTTTTCAATTGCATTGATGATGCCTCCCACTTCAAACTCGTTGAGTTTAATGATTGCAGTTTTTTCGGGGTTTTTGACATTCTCCGAAAAAGAACCGTTCTTGGTTTTCTCGTTCCAAGAATGCTGCATAATTGCATTGACATAAAGACACGGTTCTTTGAATTTGCCAGACGTTCCGAAACGAAAGGAGAATGCGCAACCACTATTTTTTGAATTGGGCTTGTAAAGTTGAATCATATTCTGATTTTAAATACATAGTTGAATTTTTCCATCCAAAGTGTAAGATATTATGTGCCATACTTAAATCATAATATTCCCACGATTACCTGCTTATTGCGCAACGAATATCTTTTTAATCATGAAAAGGGGCATGGCGAATACACTTCATGCGATGTTCATTCCGTGGCATCTATTGAAAAAAGGGTTCCTTTATTTGAGGCGTTTTTAACAAATGGGGTTAATTGGACGCGCAGACCCATCACGGCATTTTGTTGGAAGCCGTGCGATCCAGTTCCGCTTGAACATGCGATGTATTGGGATTGCTTTAGTCCATATATCGACGTTCAATTTCGCGCTCGCATGAAAGGGCTTAGAGCTTTGCTCATCACACCGCAAAACACTAAAGAGGCTGGAGAATACATGTTTACGCTAGATTGGGGCTGGGAGAATAAAAGCATCTTGGACACTAATTTCTCTGAAACATCAGAGCATAAATGCGCTCATGTGTTCAAAATGGACAATGGTAACTTTTATGCTTATCCCAATAACCGAATTGTGTGGCACGACAATGCGTGGGTAGATAGCCCCATTGACAAAAATCCTGGATATAAAATTGATTTGACTGTATATAGCGTGGAAAATAAACGGACTCTATTTACCGACTATAGCTACATGACCGAATTTACAGAAAAACCCCAAGAAGCCAAAGATGTTGTTTAATAAACATCAATTAATTAGCCAAATACGCAGTGGTGCGTTGGTGAAACTCATTCCCAGCTCTATTGTCGGCGCTGGCGTAGGTGTCGAAGCTATCACGGAAATTGATAAAGGCGAAGTGGTTTTCGCTCCCAAAGACACTCATTTTGTGCGTTGGAGCGAACTTCTCAGTGTTGAAAGTGATGTGATAAACTATATTAAAAAAATCTGCAACAATAATGAATACGGCTTTTGGATAGACTGCTACATAAACGACATTGGCGCGGCTTATTTCGTAAACCATTCCGACGAGCCAAATTTAATCCACGATAGAGAGCGGGATATTTATTATGCCGCAAAAAAAATCGAAATAGGGGAAGAGCTTACGTGTAAATATTCTCTAGACGAGATTGATTGGGTGTAATAGTCTTCGATGAGTGCTGCTTTCACTGGAATAACTATCGAACAAAGATCCTGCTACGATTTGACGCTTACTATTCAGCGGAATAATGGTATTTACAATTTAAGCGGAGTCACTTTAACTGGGCAGATTCGCAGAAATTTTGATGATGCTTTACAGGCTGTGCTGACCACTCAAATTATCAGCATACCAAGCGGCATCGCAAAGATCAGTTTAAGCTCCGCTCAAACGTCGAATCTTGATTTGTCGCCATGTTATTGGGATTTATATGCGGACAAATCTGGAGAATGCCCAGACAAACTTATGTATGGCACTGTTGATGTCGTTAAATCCGCAACTTATCCATGAATGAATTTGTAATAAATGTAGCGCAAGATCCATCGACAATTATTAATATAAATAATTCAGATAGCGCTGTGTCGCTGGATATAGGCCAGAATCAACAAAATTCAATAACAATTGAAGACGACGTTAACAACGTGCTGTTGAATCCGTCTGTTTTTTACAATGGAATCAATATAGTTTATTTGAGCGGCGTAAGTGGAGAGCTTCTGCACAACACTTTCGGCGATTTACAGGGTGGAGCCGCTAATCAATATTATCATCTGTCGTCTGGTCAGTATTTTAATTTAACTACTGGTAGCGTGATTCGCCCAAATGAAACGGGAGTGTTTTATCCCACAAGTAATCCTTCTGGATATATCACGGGAGTTGATTTATCTAACTATTCCACCATTTCTTTCTCAACTGGTATTAGCGGTCATCTGCAAAATCAAGTGACCAACTTAAACAATCAAACGGGAAGCTATTACCCAAGAAATAACCCTTCGGGATACATTACGGGAGTAGATCTTTCTTCTTATGCTACCATAGGATTTGTTACGGGAATAAGTGGGTCTATCCAAAATCAAATCACTGATTTGAATTATAATACTGGTAAGTTTTTAACAACTGGCGCAGCAGATAATAGATACGTCGATTTCAATAGCAATCAAACAATTTATGGAAATAAAACTTTCTCTAATGATGTTTATATTAATCATTTATTTGTCACTGGAACCCAGACAGTAGCGAATTCCACTGTTTCGAATGTCCAAAGTCCATACTTATTATTAAATTTAACAGGCGGCGCATTTGATGGCGGTTTATTTTTTGTTACTGGCTCAGGATTAACTGGAATAAATGATTCTGGCGCAATTATTGGTTTCGACCACTCTAATAAATTTAAATTTGGAATCTCTACGAGAGCTAGCGATTTGTCTCCTCTGGCGACAATAGGTTCAGTTGAGGAGATTGCAGCTTTGAGCGGATATTTACAACCGCAAATCACTAATTTAAATAATCAAACAGGTTCTTATGTGACTGGAAGTGTTGTGCGCCCCAGCGAAACAGGAGTGTTCGTTACTCAATCTCAAACGGGGCAGTTCTATGCCGCTAGTAATCCTTCTGGATTCATAACGGGCGTTGATTTGTCTGGATATGTAACTGGCGAGGTAGTTCGCCCAAGCGAAACAGGAGTATTTATCGCTCAATCGCAGACTGGTCAATTCTACCCAAGGAGTAACCCCAGCGGTTTCATTACAGGAATAAATAATATTGTTTATACGACTGGAGATCAAAATATATCGGGTGTAAAAACATTTGCAGATAATGTGGGCATCGGCACAACATCGCCTTCTGCCAAACTCCACGCAGTATCTACTACGGAACAATTGCGTCTAGGCTATGATGCTTCAAACTATTTAAGCACCACAGTCAATGCGTCTGGTCTGGTTACTCTAGATGCTGTTGGTTCGGGTGCTGCGTTTGCTTTTAGTAACCCTGTTACTGCTACGGCTCAACCATCATTGAATGCTTCAACGGCAAAAGGTGTCGTTACAAACGAATTGTTTGATGAAAGAATGATGGAAATAAGACAGTGTTTCGCTCAAACATCTGTGTTTGCAGCAAACGGAACACAAACTAATGGCCAATTTTTTATGAATAATGGAAGTATTGGTTTCGGCACTGCTCCAGTAGCTAATGATGCAGGCGCACACGCGATATTCAATTTCCCGACTATAAGCGCACACGGCAACAATTTATCAAGCAATAATGCTGGAGGTGGAGCTATGATAGATTGGAGAGTAAATCATATTTTAGGATTTGATTTAATGACGTTTAGCAACAATACCGCCAGAGACGCAATTTTGCGAGTTGTTCTCGGAAACGTAGCCACTAGCGGAACTCTTAATGGTAGATTAGGCTCCTTGATTTCGTCCTCTGGATATGGTATAAAAATGTCCAAGCATCCTGTCAACAATACATATCAAATTCAACTTGTTGGAAGAACATGTAATTTAAATAATACAAACATAAGCAACGCGACAAATGCTTCTCCTATTGTCATAACATACAATGGTCATAATCACCAAAACGGAGATTTAGTTGAAATAACGGGAGTTGGTGGAAATACAGCGGCAAACGGTGTTTTTACAATATCTGGAGTCACCACAAATACATTCATATTAAATGGAAGCACTGGAAACGGCGCTTATACTTCAGGTGGGGGATGTCAAAAAATATCTTCAGCAATTGTTGAAGTTAATCCATATACTTTTTACAAATTTTTTATTAAATACAACTTCACAAGCAGAACAATTACTTTGCATCTTGGCACTCCTTCAGCCACCGCATCATTAACGCTTACTGGACTTGGAGTAGGAACTAATGCAACCACCTATCAATTGGGAACAAGACCTCAAATTGGGATTATGGCAGGAGCGGATATCACTGGTCTTGGATTTTTAGGGATCAATTTCAATAGCCCGTATATTATGACAAACAGATACTGAAATTATGTATAACGTAATAAAAACAGAAGAACTAAAAGCGATTGCAGAAGTCAACGCCATGAACACTCATGCTGAAAATGCACTGAGACAACTACAATCATTCACCCAACAAGCGTATGACGCTTTTTGGTATGGAGAGGCAAGCCCAAGCGTCAAGGTCGGTTTGCTTGGAACACAAGCACTCAAAGTGTTTACCGATTCGGCGGAAGCACAGGCGTTTCTTGCCAGCAAAATTGATGGATATGTGCCGCTGGGTGTTCCAACAGGATATAGCGTATCATTTGCACAAGATGGCAGTGCTGAGATTGTTTATACACCGCCAGTGGTGGAGGAAGAGATTTTCCCTGACGAATAGGATTTTCTTACGAATCTGCGTTGTTTCGACCAGAACCAATCAAAGGCTCCATGATATCTCTAACTAAAAACGAAGTGTATTGATTAAGGCTTGGTATCATCGTCAAAGCTTCTTCATTGCGTAGAAAAACGCTGACAGTCTGTAGAATTTTTAAAGGGCGCGAATTTTCGTATAGATATATTTCGCACAGATAATTAAAAATCGTTTCAAAAACAAACAGCCGAAGCATTAAATTGAAGCAAAAGTTATACTCTTCGGTGAATTTCTCTTGATTAAAATCGGGGAAAAGAGATTTATAGTCCATCGCGAACTGTCGCTGATATTCTAGGGGGATTCCCATATTAATAAACAAATAGCACAGATCGAACAATTGATTTCCCATGTAGCCAGCTTGTAGGTGCTGAAATTTAAATAGATTGTTTTTTATTAAAATGTTATTTGGAGTCAAGTTTCCATGACAAAAATCAGAGCTTTTACATAAACTCTGCCGCGAAAGATAATTGATTTCGTCTTTTAGAATGGCAACGATTGAGCGCAAAATGTTTATATCGGAATTGCTGCTGATAGCTTCTATTGAGTGTTCGGGCAGTTTGTCTATATCACAGCGATCAAAAATATCATTTATATGATGAGAAAAATTCCTATCAACTGACACGCCGCGCAATTTATCAAAAGAAAATAGAAAAGAATCTTTATGTTCTAAAATGGAAGCTGTTCCGAATTCCGCAACGGTTTCCGCCACTTCAAGAGAAGTGATGATGTATTGCAAAGAGTCTCCATATTTGATTTTTCCGTGCTTATGAGGAACTGGCGCAAATGGAGATAGCTGTTTAAGAATATCGAACTCGTGAGCGAAAAAAGAACCTTCTCCATCCAGCGAATACTTAAAATATCTAGGCTCGCCATCAATCACCGCTTTCAAGCAGTCGAAGTCCATCTGTGAATCTAAAAAGCAAACGTCCTCAACCGAAGCGAACCCAATCTTTTTAAGAACTTTTTCCGCAAATAGAGCCGCCTCAGAATCTTTGTTATCTGAAGAGAACACGTAGGGCTTATTGGTTAATTCTTTAGGTTGCACTTTATATTGTATAAAAAAAACCCAGTGTTTCCACTGGGTTTTTGAGTTTGATGCGAGATGCCAAGTTTATGCGAAAAACGGCGTATTTTTGGAGTAAATAAAATTAATCTTCGACTTATTGATTCGTCTGTCGATACCGTTATTCCTATCATAGACTAGGACAGTCTTCGCAGTTTCTTGCCGAAACTGAGCGTTGATTGTTTCTCCATCCTTTAGATAAAGTCCGAAGAATCGTCCTTGTGTTTGCTTCATTACATCAAATGCTGATTGCTTAATTTGTTTTTTCATTGCGCCGATATACTAAGACAACTGAACCTTTTTGTCAACAACTTTTATCTTCAAATTGCGATTTTTTTTGCCAGAAGCGATGAATTGTGCAACTTTTGTCTGAACTTCGTTTCTAAATATATTTTTAATTTCGCGGGCGTGAAGCTTGCTGCTGTCGATTACCAGATCGGATATTTTAATTTGGCAGTCAATTTTTATTCCTTTTTTATGCGCTTTTTCTTTCATTTCGGCAACGTGTCGATCAAAGATTTTAGAGATAGCCTCTTCATTGATTTTTTCGAACACAATAGTCTCATCAATACGCGACCGCATTTCTGGAGACAGTGTTCTTTTGACGGATGATTCAAAAACGTTTACTGGGTCATCTGGATTAGAGATGAATCCCATAGACGATTTACCCGCTTCTGACGCTCCAATATTACTGGTAAGAACAAGAATCGTGCGCGAAAAGTCAATTTCGCGACCCTGCCCATCTCGTAATTTGCCTTCGTCTAAAATTTGGAGAAGAACATTCAAAACGGAGAAATCTCCCTTCTCAATTTCATCAAACAAAATAAGACTATTGGGATTCTGGCGAACAAACTCGGTGAGGGTTCCTCCATCGCTAAATCCAACGTATCCCGCGCTAGCTCCTAGAAGGCGCGATATGGACGCTGGCTCTTGATACTCGCTCATATTGAGCTGAAGATAACTTCTGTCATTGCCGAAGAATTCTTTGGCGATTTTTTTAGCGGTATAGGTTTTACCAACGCTTGTTGGACCAACAAACAAAAAGCTAGAAAGAGGTCTGTTCTCGGAGTTCAGTCCAGCCTTGGCGCAAGCGAGGCAATTATATATTTTATCAATAGCCTTGTCCTGTCCAAAAATTTCTTTTTTAAAATTAGTGGCCAAATTGGAAAACTTTTTTTCTAAATTGTTTTTTAGAATATCTGCACTGATTCCTGACAGATTAGCAACAGCTTGCAATAGATCTTCGAGAACAACTGTTTGAGGAATTTCTTCCTGCACTTGATCATCGGAACTTAAAATTCTAATTTTTGCTCTAGCAAAAGAGCGATCAATCACATCAAAAGCTTTGTCGATGAATCTTTTGTGCGGCAAGTAGGTTTCGCACATGTCGATTGATGTTTTCAACAGTTTTTTGGGGAATTTTATCTTATGGTAATTTTCATAACTTGGTAAAGCTTTAAGAGCGATATCTTTCATTCGATCTATATCGGGGTCTTTAATCTCTAAAGTATAAAATCTTCGAGCTAAAGCGGGGTCATTTTCAATATATTTCTTGTATTCTGAAAATGTCGTAGCTCCTATGCATTTGATTTCACCGCGAGCTAACGCTGGCTTAATCGAATTGGATAAATCGGGGGAATTGTCTCTTCCTGATCCCGCTCCGACGATATTGTGAATTTCATCTATAAATAATATCGCATTCGGATCTGCTTTTAACTCTTCCAGAAGTTTGTTGAGCCTCATTTCAAATTGACCTCGATATTTGCTACCAGCGATTAGGGCGCATATATCTAGCGAATAGATCTTTTTATTTTTAAGAGATCCTGTATATTTTGGAGAAGAAATATTTTGAGCCAAACCTTCAACCACCGAAGTTTTTCCCGTGCCAGCTTCTCCCACTAGAATGCAATTGCTTTTAATTTTGCAGCTTAATATCTCTTCAAGATCGCTGATTTCTTTATCTCGTCCCGAAATCACGCCAAAGTCGCTCTTTGTAACCGTCTCGTTCAAGAGAGTGCAAAATCTCTTGATTTGAGATTCATTAAGCCGCTGCTGCTCTTCGTTTGCATCTTTATGAGCAACTTCGCCTGATTCATCAAAGTCCTCATCCTCTTCAATCGACAAAGCATCGCTTGTTAAAAACGCTTCAATACAATTTTTAAAATGCTCCGTATCTATCCCGTTTTCTAGCAAACATTCGCAAAACTTTTCTGAGCATTCGAGAATGCTCCAAATAAAATGCTCGGTTCCAATAAATAAATTACCATGCTTGTTGGCTAAGAGGGAAGCTTTATCAACGCAATTTTCAATTTCTTTTTGAATAATCGACTCCATTTGGGAGTTCAAAAACATGTCTGGATTCTTTTTGGCGAATTTGTCAACAATGGCGTGTATAGTCCTCGGCTTAATCGCGAGACCCCTGTTGTCTATAAATTCTAAGAAATTAGAGCTGCTTCTCTCCCACAGAGAAACAAAAAGATGATAAATATTAGTGATTTTGTGATTTTTGGATCTGGCAATCTTAGAGACCTCCAGCCAAGATTCTAAAGCGCTAAATGTCCAATTTTGTTGATCTAGTTCCATCATATGTAGTTACACTGTCATTTAAGCTCTGAGAGCTTCATATATATTTTATCTTCCAAAAGCACCATCTTGTCAAGCATAATGATGTCGTTATTTTTTCTGCCGATACCGATCACCACCGCCCCCTTTTTAGGAATTTTTTTACCAGAATTAAGGAAGCTTGTTAGTTTTTCTTCTCGCGAATTATCCATAAGCAGCATTGAAATGTTTCCACATTCATCGGCGATATCAATACGGGCGTATTTGTTGCCATTTGCGCTCGTTCTGCAAATAGAGTCTATTACAAACCCGACAGAGCATACGGAAGTGTTGTTATCAACTGAATGTAAGTCTTGTGAAGAAACAAAATGAGACCTGCCAGCTTCCTTAAAAACATCTCGGATGTTTTGTGAATAACTGTAGCCCAATAATTTACTCTCAAAAAACCAATTAGCATATTTGAGATGTTGTTTGTTTTGGTCATAGATTTGTCGATATGGTTTATATTTAGTTTTAAATGTTTCAAAGCGCTTATCGGAAAAAACGGCTTTATTGTCGTCTGCGACAGATTTTGTCTTAACGCAATCGCTAATGCAATCCAAGAGATTGAAATTGTATTTTTCTCCCAAGATGATTAAATTTCTTTTTTCTCGATCTGTTAGAATATTAAATGTTTGAGCTTCTAGAACTAATCGGCATCGGTCTTTTTCAACAAAGTGGTCAAGCAAACCTGCTTGAATCAATGCAGACATCAGGCCAATATTGACACCCGCCTGTTTTGCCGCCAAGAACACCTCATACTTGTTTTCAAATGCGTTCTGGCGGAACTCTAGCAACGACTCTAAAGACTTCGTAGAAACGCCCTTGATCGTATTAAGACCATAACGGATATCTTCGCCTTCGATAGAAAAATCAATTTGCGACTTTGTGAGACTGGGGGGCAACAGTTTGATTCCAAACGATGATAGCTCTTGTGAAATTTTCAGGATTTCTTCGTGGGGGTTCGGCTCAAATTGAGCAAATTTCAAAAGACTCAAAAAGAATTGCTGGGGATAGTTGAATTTAAGATATACCGTCGTAGCGGCAAGATACGCATAAGCCATCGAGTGCGATTTATTGAACGAATAATTTGCAGAGTCTTCGGCGACCTTCCATAAAACATCTCCAATGATCGGGTCGAGATTATTTTCTTTGATTTTTTGAGCGATCTTATCTTTCCACTCAGCCATTTTATCAACTTTTTTCTTGCCGACAATTCGACGCAATTGTTCTGATTCATCCAAACTGAATCCGACTTTTACAGCCATCTTCATCAACTGCTCTTGAAACAGAGGAATGTTGCCAGTGTAGGAGAGAACATCATCGAAGAAAGGGTGGATAGACTGAGACTCTCCTGTTCTTGCGTATTCCACGTATTTGTCAAGGAAATCCAATGCTCCTGGTCTTGCAATAGCCACTACCGCCGAAAGCTGTTCTAGATTACGTGGCGCGACTTTTTGAGCCACCTTGAAGTTTGTGTCCGCCTCGATCTGGAAAAGTCCCATGGGAGCTTGCAGCACTTGAAGAGCGGCGTAAATAGATGGATGCTCTACATCAATATCGTGCGCGTTTAAACCAATTTGTTGGCAAACATCATTAACTACCGACAATGTGCGCAGACCAAGAATATCAAACTTGACCATCAACTCGGCAACGTCGTTCATGTCATACCCCGAAACAAGAGCCTCTTCCCCAGTGGTTTGCACGGGCATTACTTCTTGGATCGAGTAATAGCTGATAGCAATACCAGAAGGATGAACTCCCACGTTCTTGTTGAGTCCTTCGATTTTTTTAGCAACGCGATAGACTCTCTTATTTTTGTCCGCGAATTCTTTGAAGACTTCGCTATCTTCGTATGCCGCTCCAAGCTTAGCGACCTTGCCAAACTTTTTGGAGATGGAATCACTAATAATATTAACGTCCGATTCCGACATTTCGCCGACAATCTTGCCGCACTCTTTAATACATAGCTTGCTACTGAGAGTGTTCAGCGTGAGAATCTTAGAAGTTCTGCCAGCATATTTTTTATTAATATAATCCAACACCTCTTGTCGTCTGTCATAACTAATATCGTTATCAACATCGCACAAAAGAGAGCCGTCCAAAAAGATCTCTCCATTATGTTCGATTTTTCGCGCACGGCTTTTCGAGACAAACCTCTCGAAGAATAGATCGTGTTTAATTGGATCAATGTTGGTTACGCCAATGGCATATAGCACTAAACTTCCAGGGGCTGAACCGCGACCCGCGCCTGTAGGAACGCCTGTTTCATGACAGAAATTAATGACATCCCAATTCAGCAAAACATAGTCAATGAATCCCAGCTCCTCAAAGACCGACAGCTCCATCTTTAAGCGTTCGAAATATTTTTCTTTGTTGGGTTTATCTAGAATGCCTCTTTTCTTAACGCCCTCAAAGCAGAGGCGGCGCAAAAACTCAAAGTTGGAAGTATCGTTGGCGATACCCAAGCTTTGATAATGGCGCTGCTCAATTTTAATTTCAGGGAGCTTAACCCCCGCTGGAAATGGAGATTCGTAATTAGAAAATTGTTGGATCATAAATCAATGTTAAAAATTTGTTTTTTGAAAATCTCAAAAGTCATTTCGACATCATAAAGACTGTCATGTAGTCTTTTGGGGTC